TGCCAGATTGGGAAGTGGACAGTCGCTGATCCACCTCTGATGCCATTTTGAGTGCAGCATCTGACAGTTGCTTCAAACTTTTTGAGGAAAGGGATAACGCCTGTGTGCTGAACTTCTCCACCTCTGATCTTACTGTTGATGCCACGGATTCTGCCTGCGTTGATACCGATTCCCGCCCTTTGTGCAACGTACCTGCCAATTGCCATATCAGAGCTAAAGATACTATCGAGGGTGTCATCAACATCAACAAGAACACAGCTAGCAAACTGTCGAAGTGGAGTTCGCACTCCCGCCATGATAGGTGTGGGAATGTTGATTTTGTGCTTTGAGATTGCATCGTAGTATCTTTTTACGTATGACAGTCTGGTTTCTTTAGGGTAGTCCCTGAAGATAGTCAATGCAATCATGATGTACATGAACTGAGGAGTCTCATAGATCCTTCCAGAACTACGATCCTGCACAAGATATTTATCTGCTACCTGCCTAAGACCAGCATAGGTAAACAGAAAGTCACGATCATGATCAAGGAATGATTCTACTTTATCAATTTCTTCAGCAGAATACTTAGTGAAGATATCCTTGTCGTAGTTATTGTCATAAGCACATTTAGTAATGTGATCCTTCAAAGAAGGAAGTTCACGCATCTTACCATACAGTTGCTTTCTCAAAGAGAACAAGAGAAGACGAGCAGCAACAAACTGATAGTTGGGATGTTCTAGATCAATCAGGTCAGAAGCACTCTTAATCAGGATCTCCTGAATTTCTGCTGTGGTAATTCCATCATAAAATTGAATACCAGAGGTCATCTCAACTTGACTTGCAGAGACCCCTGCAAGACCCTTGGTTGCCTCTTCAACCATCAGATGCATCTTCTCTAGGTCAAGAGATTCAATTCTCCCATCCCTCTTTTTTACCTTTGTTCCGTTGCTCATATTTTTTTCCAGGTGTTGAATTTAAGTTTTGCTTCTAAACCAGAGTGTGTATTTGATTCTACCAATTGCTGAACATGATGTCCAGCTAGGACCATATCATTTATGTCCTTTTCCCTGATGTTGGATGGCCAGATGACCAGTGAATCACCTCTATCGATTGTACGTTGGATTCTTGAGACGATTTCTTTGTTCCTTGGTTCATTGTCATAGATCCAAACAGGATTGCTAATCCCCCAGTCACTAATATCAGCATCAGCTCCGCACATAGCAATCGCATTTGGAATGAACGTGCTGTCAAATGGTCCTTCTGTAATGAAGACTGGAGCATCTCTTCTGATGTTATCAAGTCCATAAATCTTTGGTGCCTCCTCATCCAACATAATGGTTAAGTATTTAATAGGGTTTGCAGATAGTGCTCTACCTTGAACCCCAACAAGTCTATCCTCATGATATAGAGGAATTATTATTCTCTCTTCCCCATACTTTGTACTTTCAAAGGCATTGGGTTTGATTGTATTGACAAACTCTTTAAAGTTTTTAGCATAATAAAACTCTCCAGAGAAAATTGCTCTGTCATGGAGATATCTCTTAGACTTAGCAACCTCAAAAGCATTAGGGAGATCTATTTTCACCTTCTTCTTAAAGACAGGTTTTGACTCATCCATAATTTTGAATACATCTTCTGGAGCATCTGTCACATAGTTTTTGCCAGTATGACCCTCTTTGAACTTCTCAAAGATGTACTCCTTGTGTGACTCAGGATCAACATCCTTTAGGAAGTTGTTGAAGGATACGCTAATGCCACAATTGTGACACTTGTAATTTGTATTGTTCTTGACCCTGTAAAGATATCCACGAGCCTTATTCTTCTGTTTCTGAGAGTCACCACAAATAGGGCAACGGAAGTTATAAAGATATGGTTTGACCTTTTTGAACTTCTGAAGTCTTGAAGAAATCAAATTGATGTATTTAACATCAATGTAATCCATGCTGTTAGTTGGTATAACTCTTTTCTATTGTAGTTGGTGCTGGTTGGACTGTCAAGAGTTTTGAAAATATCGTGCTACTATTGATGACAAATGAAAGAATTGCCATCGCACCAAAAGATATCCAGACTCTCTTTTCTACTTGACGTAATCTCTGCAGCAAACTGTCATTATCTGAGTCCATTTTATCACGGAGTTTGTCAATCTTTGCAAATAATATGTCGTCAACTTCTTGTTGTTTTGATATTCGTTCTTCATGAACAGCAAGCATTCTGCTAACTGTAGTATTTACCTCACTTAACTTTTCAATAGCATCATCAATTTTTAAAATGACTGGTTTAAGATCTTCAATTTTTTGTTCCAATACCGCCAGCTTAACTTGTTCGTCCATCTTGGGGTTTGAAGTAAGGATTGAAATCTAAAGCCTTCTTCTTTGCCTTTCTTTCTGCTCTCTTTTCTCTTCTATCCATCAAGTCTTTGATGGCTTTCCTGACATACTTGTTTCTACCATCAAGTTTCATAACGGGGTCGTAGCCAGCAGTAGGACCAGCAGCATTGGAGGACCCAGAAAATCCGCCAGATCCCCCAGGAGGATTTGCCACCATTCCTTCCTCTGCGACACTGAATTCATTATACATTGCTGTACGAAAGGCATTTATAACTCTGTCAATTTTGTCCTTATCCATGGGTTACTCTCTTCAGTTCCTCTAAACATTTTTGATCCATTTCAATATCATGAATGATTGTTTTAGGAAACTCTGGAAGTCTATTTAAAAAGACTATGAATGTTTTGGTAACATCCCAAAGATCTCTATCAACTTTATAAAACAACATAGGAGTAGTGGCATCACCAAAAACATTGTACAAGATGATAAAATGATTTATCAACAAGTGTGTCTTTAGTTCACCACTACTCTTATATCTTTTGAGAAGTCTTTTGATGTATCTGAAATGATTCAGATCTTTTTCAAAATCGTCACGTGTGACTGCTTGTGGATTTTCATAATGTTTAATGGCAAAGAGAAGAAAGTTCTTCTCATTCAATTCAGTAAAAAGCATTTAATCAGACGGGAGTTGGGTATGCAATAGATCCATCGCCAGTGCTGATTCCAGACATAGCAACTAAGGTTTCAGATTTGACTCTGAAGTTACCATGGTTGTCAATGTAGGTCTGAACACCAACCCATCCCTCATGACTTACATGATAGGAACCAGTTGTTGCAGTAGAAATACCATAGGCAAGTTTGTCATAACCATCTACCAATCTGGTGAAGGTGATTGCAGTTCCTGCATTGATTGTCAGACCAGCACCAATTGGAGAACCAAGAACAACTCCAGTGGTTCCAATAGATGCAATTGGAGTGTCAACACCAGATGCAGAAACAAGGTGATCACCTACCTGGATCACATCTGTTCCCATGTCATTAAGTGCAACAGTGGTGAATCCAGCAGGAGCTTCAATTGTTGCAGATGTAAAGAAGATATTGGTGTATGATGGTGCAACAAAATTAGTTTCAGAATATGAAGAGTCAAGAACAGATGACTTAGGAAGCTGAGATACAGTGAAGTCAGTTCCTGCAATGGCAACACCTGAGAGACCCATTGTTGATCCAATGGTCAGAGACTCAGAACTTGCAACACTAACTACAACTGCATCACCATAATAGATTCCACCACCACCTCTTGTGCCAAATCTGATTACATCACCTTCTGAAAGTCCACCAGCAATACCGAATGATGTACCAGTTCCTGTGACAACTCTAGTTGCATAGTTGAGACTTACTGTACCAGCTGATCCAACATTGTCGTTATTACCCCAAAGTGCCATGTCTTTGTCCTATAAAAGAATACTTTGCTTCAAATATTTATAAAAATAGGAGACCCATAAGGTCTCCTGTTCATCACTCTTCTCTTGCTTTGATTGCTTTGGAAACAACCTCTAACAGTTGATCATCCATATCTGTTTTGGTCAACTTAACCGCTTTAGAAAGGATAACAAGACAGATCTCAACCATCTTCTCACCCAGTTCTTCATTTTCTGGGATTTTGGCAACTGCATCTTTAATAATCTTTGATGCTAATGGGAGTAGGAATGAAAGCATGATAAACCTCAATACAGGAATATAATGTATATATGATCAATTATCACTCAACACCATATCTACGATCAGATTTGCTGGTGTCCATATTATCCTTTGCCATCTTAGTGGCAGTAGCATACATTACAGACTTAGCATCCTTACCATATCTATCCTTGAAGCTGCTAAACTTCTTCTTCATACCTTTAACAATTCTTTCCTTCTCACCCTTCTCTGCTCTGTCAAGAACTTTCTCATCAATCTGCTCAACTTCTTCCATATGACCTGTAGGAAGTTTGCCTTGCTTCATCATCTGAAGTCTCTGGCGATCAAGCATCTGTTGCTTCTTCAGCATTTGTGTTTGATGCTGAAGTTGCTTTTTCTTCATATCATCATTTTCAGATTCTTCATTATAATTGTCACGTGCCTTCTCATCTGCCATCTTAGAGAATCTCTCATTCTCTTTCTGTCTGGAGATGGCAGAAACAATCTTTGCTGACTTGTTTTGAGCATCCTCTTTCTTTTTGCCTTTTGAAGACAAAGAAGTACGTGCCAGGTTTCCAGCACGACGATACATTGCTGTTTCCTTCTTCTTGTCTATCTCTTTATAACCTTCTTCAATTTCAACTACTTCAAGAATAGTGCCACCAATCTCATCAAATGCTTCCTGCATTGTAGGATTGATTACAATTTTATTATTGACTTTCTTTTCTTTGATAGTCTTTTCCATTTCCTTATCAGTCTTTGCCTCTGATGAAGGAACATCAACTACTTCACGAAGTTCAAGTTCATCTCTCCAAGAAGAATATCTTTCAGACAAACCAAGTTTTTGCTTGACTAACTGACGTTCAGATGAACTGATACCAGACTGAGATCCCATATAATCATTAAAAGCCTTGAAAAGATTACCACCTTCCTTTCTTGCTTTATATCTGATTGCTTTGGTCATCTGAGTGACCCTACTTTTCACCTCTTCTGGTGTATTTTCTTGTTCAGAGATCATGACACTAGATTACTTTTTTTTCTTATATTTATTTATGAATTCCCTACCATATCCTTTGTATGGTTTGGCACCAGGTTGAAGGTTAGTATCATCACCTTCCTCAAATCCAGGTGTAATAGCAGCAGCATTTTTAAAATAACCTGCTGTTCCAACCAATGTATTTGGTTTACCAGGAGCTCTATTCTTTCTATTCATCTTAACTTCACTATATTCACGCAGATCTCTAATCCAAGACTTGAACATGATATTGTCTTCAGTTACACAGATAAGATAGTTAGTCCCTCTTCTGATAACTTTACCAATCAAACCTGTATTGAGATTCTCAACTAGTTGATCAACCTTAAAGATCTTTCCAGTCACATAATTCTCTCTCAGGTTCTTCCAATCAAACTTTGGAGCAATCTCCCACAGATTCCAACTTTCTTTAGTAGTAACTTTCATCTTCTTACGAAGATTATTCATCATCTGCTTAGCAGTTTTATCATCAATATTATTAGGGATACCTTGTCTGAATGACTTGAAATCATTATCTGCTGCTGCTTTTCTCATCTTGGAAGCAGACATTCCCTCTACACCCTCAGAGTCGGGGTCTCTTTCTCCAGCAGATACAGTCTCCACACCAGAAAAATCATAGAGTTGACCATTATAATCTCCTGAGAGTTTTTCAAATTCCTTAACTCTGTCACCACCAACCACAATTTTAACACTTGAATATCCATCTTGGTGTGCCTGCTTCAGAACGTCAAAAATGGTCTTGGCATTAGGATCATTAACAATGTTCTCTGCATGATCAGGGAACATTTGCTGCATCACACCCACCTTTTCATCAGCATCATAAGGATTCTTTTTAGCATCCTGTGATCTTGAGGGATAAATTCTGAGAGATCCTTTACCTGCTGCTTTCTTAGCAGCATCTAAAAGTTTTTTATGTCCTACTGTTGGGGGATTAAACCTACCAAAGGTTACAGTCAGAGGTCCAAGATCCTCTTTAGGAGACCCATCTGCTCTCGTAGGTTGAGGCATTCTCCTTGGAGTTCCATCTGCAAATGCTCCAAACTGTCCCTGTTGTTGGAGTTGTTGTTCAGGTTCTTTTGTTGATTGTTGAGTTGCTGTGTCATCAGTCTGCTTTGGTTCTTTCTTTGACAGCATCTCAAGTTTGCCTTGCTTGGTTACAGCAACTCTAGCACCATCCTTATCGTACCAGTTACCATGACCATCACCAGTCAGATTAAGGCGTGCTGCCTGATCTGATGCCTGAGATGTTCTTGCTTCTCTAAGGAAACTAAAAAATGATTTCATCAGTTATAACTTTTCCTCATACAATATTTATGAGTCTGCCAAACTGAACACATCATTATCAGTTTCAGGAGCAAGACCAGTTTCATCACTGAACTTCTTCAGATCACTCTTGGATGGTTCAGCAATCCTCTTCCTTGCCATGTCATGATACTCATCAGAGAGATCAAAACCAATATAGTCATGACCCAACAGTTTAGCAGCAAGACCAGTAGTTCCAGATCCACTGTAAGGATCAAGAACAACACCAGGACCCTGCATCACTGCTTGAATACACCTAGTAGGCAGTTGAATAGGATAGGGAGCAGGGTGAGGATTCTTCATCTCAGGACCAAACTTCCAGACACTAGTCCACTCAGCACAACGCCTTGGGAGACGTGGATGCTTTATTCCCTTACACAACCAATAGATTCTTTCATCAGTTTGGATGAATCTGTAACCAGAAATCTCAGGACCACTTCCACGATTCCAGATAATCTCTTCCCTGATATTCCACTTGGTTTTAGTCAACCATTCCCAAGGTGAAATAGCATCACCCTTGAAGTACCTAACTTTGTGATTGTAGAACAGCGATCCACCCTCTTTGGTTTTATCAAATAGAGTATTCAGCAATTCAATTTGTTGCTCCTGGTACTCATCCTCAGGCAGAGTATCATCAAAAGCAGCATATTCAATTTTACGAAACAAACCACCACCTACACCACACTTGTTGTAGGGAGGGGAGGTGACAGTACAGTCAATAGAATTATCTTCAAGACCCTTTGCCAACTCAATACAGTTACCAGTCCTCAGGTCAATCATAACTATGCGCTTATATGGGAATACTATAGCAGATTATTGATCAGTTGTCAACCTACTGAACTTTTATAAAGGGTCCAGACAAATCATCTTGGTTGATATTCATCTTAGATGATAAGAAATAAGCGTGTGAGATAAGTTCACCAAGTTTTTTCTTTTTATCAGCTTCATAGAACATCTTAATGTATCTTAAATGTCTCAACTTTGCTCTCATTTTTTGATCAAAGTTCTTACCACCTGGTTTCCCTTTGTCCATCAGTGCTATCAGTTTAATAAACTCATCTGGTTGAACCTTTTTACCTCCAATTGTGAAATTGCCAAGATTGATAGGAACATTTTTTCTCTTCCCTGAAATTATACTATCAATATAATTCTGCCAATATTTTATTTCACTGGCATTTAACTGCCTATTCATAGGAATATTATGATTAAGATCTTCCCCAGTATATTTTTTGACCAATTCTTCCATCTTTGGACCAGGGATAGAACCATTTCTAGCAGTTGCTGTTGTATATTTTCCCTTATTATTTAAAACCAAGTCTCTTGGTTCAGTTGCGTCTGCTGTTTTACTTGAACCTTTGCTTTCCCAAGAATACTTTTTAGCATAAGCTCCTGCTTCAAACCTAGCAGCAAATCTTAATGAGTTTCCACCAAAATCAGTATCCCCTCCCCTGGTAGTAACATCCATAACTGTCTTTAGAGGAGTTTCAATATCACCATCCCTCACTTCTAGTCCATCAGGACCCATTTTTAAATTAGTCTCATATATTTTTACATCAGCACCTCTTGTTTTTTGTTTAAGAGAAATAGGTATCATCTTCTTCTCTTTCAACATCTGAGACATCATAGCATTAATAGTTCCAACATATATTGCTGGATCTAAATCATCAAATTCTTTTTTTAAAGAGTCTACAAGTTTTTTTATCTTTGCGTCATCTGCTTTCTTTGTCATATAGACATCAGCAGTATTCCAAGAATCTTTCTTGTTTGTAAATATCTTTTTCTGCTCTTTAGAAAAACTATCCCAAATATAGTTTATTACATCAGTTGTTGCTGAAGCAGGGATAGTTTTAGTTCTTCCATCATAATGAGCATATAACCAACTACCATCTCTTGTTCCTGGTCTGTGACCAAGATATTCCATAACAGCATCAGTTCCAGCAAGAATGCCTTCACGCCATTCTGATGACATATTTGGATACTCAGCATCCATTGCCTCTGTCATTTCAAGACTGGCACCTGGTGTGGTTGATTGGCCATTACTAATTGCTTGATAATATGAGGCTATAGTGGCTGCTTCAAATTTTGCTGTATCAGCCATTGGTCACCTCAGATCTTTTCAATCAGTGCCTCAATCTCTTGCTCAGAAAACTTACCAGTTGCTTCCAACTCTTCTTTGACTTTCTTCTTATCCTTTAGAGCCTTCTTCATTGACTCTTTCTCATTGCCATCACCATCAAAGTCAAGATAGTCAGGCTTTGCTTTCTTGCCTTCAGTTACTTCATTTTCCTTTTGGCTATGAAGTTCAACCATTTGGAGAAGACCCTTCTTCACACCAGAAACATCTTCTGCTACCAGAGCATTATGATGTCTCTTGATTCTCTTCTCTTGATTGAATCTAGCAGACCAAGTTTCCTGAAGTCTCTTGGAATTTCTGTATTGAGCAAATGCTTCAAGTTGATTTGCTTTTGATTGGATGCGATTGAATGTCTCAGCAAATGCATCAAACAGTCTGGAGAGTTTAGCATTTCTTCCAGCATTGTCACCTTCTGAAAGAATCTCCGAAAGGATATCAGCTGCTTCTTGAATTTTATATCCTTTAGAAAAGAGTTCTTCACAAATTTCTTCAGCAATTTCACGAAGATCATTATCAGTAAGAGAAGCAGTGTTCATCTCACTGATTAGATCTCTTTGAGAATAAAATTCTTCTTTTGCTTCTGTATTATGGACAGCACTATATGCTTCCAAGAAGTTACGCATTGATGAAGACATTTTTCGCAATTACTATTTCCTTTCTTTATTTATATTCTTCAAATATTCTCTTTCCTCTTGATATAAAGAGGAGGGATTAAGATATATCTCAATCCCCTGTTGAATGTCTGGCAACAACCATTCATGAACTGGGAGACAGTATTCCCAGTTCACTGGTTTGATACAGTTGATAACTACAACTGACCAAAATGCTGTCAGATAATTAAATAGAGTCAGCATTATCTTGCTTTTTATTAAATCCAAATGGATTTGGACCCTCTTCCAATTTCATTTTCAGAGCGACGCCACCAACAGCTTCCATAACCTTTAGAATGTCCTCAGGTTTTGCTCCTTCACCAAGTTCTTTGGCAACATACCAATACTTTGGCCAAAAGGTTTCACCTGCCTTTTGATAATCTTCAAGAGTCAGTATTTTCATTTTCTAATACCTGGGTAATAGCATCATCAAGGTCAGTAATTACTTCACGAATTTCAAAAACACGATCAGGAACATATTCAGTTCCATATCCTTTCTGAGATTCAAACAGGACCTGACGAACTGCTGCTGCAGCACGAACAGGCATATCAATAGTTACTTTTTTCACAGGTCTCCCTCCTTACGATTTTCAGAATAATAAGCATTAAATGTTCCTTCAGGATATCTTGCACTGAGTTTCTCAATGTTCATATCAAGAATCTCATCAAAGTTGGTATCCAATGCCATGAATGCTTGTGCCAAATACCAGCAGATATCACCCAACTCACGCTTCATGTGGAAGACATTCTCTTCAGTGTAGGGTTTGCCCTGCAGGAAGATCTTTTTAACCACTTCAGTGAACTCACCTGCTTCAGCAGTCAGTCCAAGAGAAGCAGTCAGCAGTTGACTTACATTAGTCCCATTTGCTTCCAGTTCAGCAAGACGTGCTGCTAAGACTGGATAATCAAGACTAGCAGCACTAGTGGTTTGTTTTACAAAGTCAATGTAGTTGTTCATAGATTTAATGGTTGTTGTTGTGATTCAGGTAGAATTTTTTGTTCAGATAGTTGTGGATCAGGATCCATAACTGTGTGTTGGACATTTACAGTTTCTGGTATAGGTGGATAAACTTTAACATATGTGTAATCATATGCCCAATACATTTCACATATCCTTTGTGCATCTTCTTCAGATCCACAATGGCAGTATCTTTCTCCTCTAGTATCTCTGACCTCAAAATAATGGGGAGGTTCACTAGCAACTAATTGTGATTGTAACTTTTTAGTTGTTAGTCCCATTAGAATTTAAATCCATCAAATGATTTCTTTGGTTTTTCCTCATAACTATACTCTTCTTCCTTCTTGCTGTCAAGCAAGTCATCTTGAGCAGATTGCTCACAGTCATATAGTCGCATCTTTGCCCTGTCAATGCCCACAACAAATCTCTTGTAGATTGTAGGGTCATTATATCTGTTCTTTAGTTGCTTCACAAGTATCTGTCCGAGCCCTTCCAGGTCATCAGTAGAAATAAGGGCAAACATAAGATCAGCAGTAGCAGGCAAACCAAAGGATTCAGAAGTATCAGTAAGTTCAACATCACTGCTACCAAAACCAGAGCGAGTGGTCTGCGTGGCAGAAACGATAGGGACGTTTGCCTCAACAGCCAATCCTCGAAGCTCTTCAGCAATTGCTTTGATATAGCTATATGAATTGACATTGCCCATCTTGCTATACCTGCTGGAAGCACATATATTAAGGTAATCAATGAAAATAATATCAGGTCTAAATGATTTCTTAAGAGCAAGCTCATTGAGTAATCCCTTAAAGTGACCACAATGTGCTGAAGCAGTAGGATACTCTTTAATAATCAGAGTTCCTTGAGTCTTCTTAGCAAGATTATTTACCTTAGTTTCAAACATCTGCTTGGGCAATCCAGCAATGTCTTGAATATTGACATTCAAAAGATTAGCATCAATTCTCTCCGCAATTCTTTCTTCAGCCATTTCAAGCGTGATGTATAGTACGTTCTTGCCTTGGAGTAGCACACTGCTTGCGACATGACACATAAACAGAGACTTACCAACACCAGTGCCAGCGAGAGCAATATTGAGTGTTTTGTTTGGAAGGCCACCCTTTGTAATCTTGTTAAAGTATTCCAGGTCGAACTCGATCCGTTCTTCCTTTTTATTGTATAATTCGTACCTTTCAACATAGTCCTGAAGGTAATCATGTCCTACATGGTTATCAAAAGAAACTGCAAGAGCATCAGAAAGGATTGATGGGATGGCGTCAGGAGTTTTCTTCTCATTACCACCATCAGCGATTTGAATAGACTCCATCAGTGCCAAATAAATGGCACGATCACGACACCACTTCTCAGTGGTGTTCATCAACCATTCTATTTCTGCAGGTTCACTATCAAGGTGTTTGATCAGATGAGAAATTTCTTTGAAGGAAGTTTCATTGATATCCTTTCTTTTCTCTACCTCAATATTGAGAACTTCTTTTGTTGGCATCTCATTGTACTGAGATACAAAACTATGTATCTCTTCATAGAGAACTTTTTGATTAAAATCCTGAAAATATTCAGATTTGATAAAAGGAATTACTTTCCTCAGATATTCTTCATTATGTAAAAGGTTCTTGAGAACAAGAAACTCAACTCTATCCATAACTAAATTCCTTCTTAGCGATCTGATCCAACTGTTCCATTACTTCAGGAGTAAAGTACTCCTCAGGTTCTTTGAGAATTTGCTTGGCATAGATCTTCTTACCATCAATTTCATATCGTCCTGCGACATTCTTCCAGAGACCGCCCAGTTCACCGAGTTCAAGAAGACCGTAATAACGATCAAGACCACGCTCGTCATAGTAAAGACGTACTGTAACATCTTTGTTCTCCTTACTCAAACGCGACTTAGCAGTCTTAGCTTTGATAAGATTGCCGACAATTTCTGTTCCATCCTTTTCTTTTTTCTTGCTGAGATAAATGATTGTAGACGCTGCGTACTTGAGTCCGCTGCCTCCCCCCATTTCTTTAGTTGGTACGTAAGCGCCGATAACATCGTAGGTGTGGTTGGTAACGATCATTGGAATTTTTGCTTGACCCAACTTGAGAGTAAGCATTCTGAATGCTCCTTTGACCAATTGTGATTTGGTCATGTCACGAACTTGTTTGTCGTTCAGTGCATCAGTAATTTCTTTCTCAGTGGAAAGCATACCCAAAGAGTCTAGCACAAACATACAAGGTTTGCGATCTTCTGGAGACTTCTTAAGGTATATATCTACTGCTTTGAGAGCTTTGCCACGAAACTCTTCAATTGTTACAACATTAACAACAACTAACCTGTTGAGGTCAATACCCCTAGACTCAAGTAGGGATTTATTAACAGCTGCCTCAGTATCAAAGTAGAGACAATAACCATCGGGGTTAGAATCAAGAAAATTCTTAACCACAGCGAGAGAGAAGAAAGTCTTTCCAGTAGAAGACTCTCCAGCAATAGCAGTAATCTTATCCCCAGATACACCACCAAATACACTACCTGAAACCAGTGCATTAAAAATGTACGAACCTGTGTCCACATAAGTTTCAGTTTCATCTATGTCTGATGCGAGTTTGGTATAGTCATCACCAATCTCTTTTACAATGTCTTTAAGGAAATCCATTAGCCAAAAAATAACTCTAGGTTTACAACTTTTTCTACATTCCAACCAATAGCATCAAGAATCACCTTAACAGGTTCCAAGAAAGCTTTGTCAAATTGTAGGTCATAGTCAATGTACTTGTCAACACCAAGTTCAAAAGGGAAATCAGATATAAAGGAAATAACATTCTCTCTGATAGGGTTTGCCTTTTTGAGATAGACGAACTTGATTTTCTCTCCATTATTGATAGAAGAATACTTATTAGTCAGGTTCTTCTCTTTGATGTAATGATTATATAGAAGAGCTCCCCGCACATGAATAGGGCATCCCTTTCCATAAATTGTGGAATGTGACCTGTGCTTTAAGACATCAGATACTGTTCTGGGGAAAGCAATCTCCTCTGGTTTCATTCTCCGGAACTTTGCTCTGGCATCATCAATAAAATCAATCACATCCTCTTCTGTGCCCTCCATCATCAGTTTGAGAGCATCCTTAATCATCTTCCTACAGGGAGCAGGTGTAGAGGATTTAACTGCCTCAATACCCATAATCTTCAGTTTGGGTTCATCATACCTAACACCCTCACTATCCCACACATTGAGAATGTATCTCTTCTTAGCAGTCCAGATTCCACGATCAGCAATGTTCTCTCGCTTCATCTGCATCTTCTGATCATATGCATTCACATACGTCGCAAGATCTTGATAAGAGGATTCGATGAACGGTTCCAACTTGTCTTGACAGATCTTGTCAAGTATCTCCACAAGCTTAGCCTTGTTGCCGAGATGATTACTAAAAAATTTATCAACAAGAGGTCCAAAATTAATATAGATTGAGTCAGTGTCTGATGCGATGACATAATCTACATCTTCTGTTTTTAACAGAGTATTTAGATACTTGTTCATCCTATTCTCAATCCAACGGATGGAAGTTTGCCCAGAAAGGGTGATTGCTTCAGCATTTGCTAACTTATAGTACCTAAAATATTGATTACCAATAGCACCATAAGCAGAGTTCAGAGCAATCTTTCTTGCCATCTGAAAGTTATTATACTTGGAAATATCATTGATAGTTTGTTGATGCAGTTTTGCCAACTCCTTATCAGATAGACCAGCATAGGGGTTATCATCAGACGCAATAATCTCCTGTTCTGGTCCTTCTTCTGCGCCACCGATTAGATATCCCATTACTTCTTCCTCCTGCGCTTGATTTCATTCTCAATATCAACCAATGCCTGCTTTGATTGTAGCATCTTCTTTTTGAAGACTGTCCTCTCAGCATACATTTTCTCCATCAGTTCAGGTAAGAACCCCTTCACATCCTTCCTATACATTGCTCCATTGGCACAGACTGCATAGTCCTTGTACATCTCAAAGGTAACAGATTCATCTAGAATCTTATTTACTGTGACTGATGGGTGCCTCTCTTCTACCAGGGTTTCTGGTGAGATGTTGTACTGCATCATAAGGTGTGGATACAGAGAGTTAAGGTCAAAGGATGCCACCCAATCATAAACACCAGGTGTGGGTTCTTTCACATAAGCACCAGCAAACTTGTCACTCTTATCACTCCTATCTTTTTGAGGAATCACAATGTTTCTCCTCTTCAGATAATTGTAAATGATAGTGTCCCACATCCTCACCTGATACATCACATCCACATAGTTTACCTTGGCATCATATGCCATGGTAATAGCAAGTTCAATCAGTTTGAGTTTCTCTTCCAACCTGTCAACCAGTTCCACGTCAATAATGTTGTAGTCAACAAACTTCTTCCAGTTACCTCTGTAGAAGTCTCTGAAGGTTTCAAACTCACTGTGATCCAACTTCTTCTGACCCAGTTCAGTCTCAGCAATAAAGTCCAGTCTATATGACTCACGATTCACATAGGTGAACTTTTTGTATAGATCAAGATAATCCAGTGTAGTGAGTCCAACAATGTCAAACACATTAAACTCTCTTCCTGTAATAGTAATTTGTTCCTGGTTGACCAGTCCCCAAGGTGAGAGTTGCTTCATCTTCTTCTCACCCATAATCCTGCTGATCCTTCCACAAAGATATGGAATATCATACAGTCTCACATTCCAACCTGTAACCACATCAGGAGTATTGTTAGACCACCAGTAGAGAAAAGCATTGAGCATCTCTACCTCATCGCTGTAGTGGTGATAGGTTACATTCTTCTGTGTAGGCACATATGGATGCCTACCCCAAGTTGTGATTTGCTTGGTGCTGTAGTCCTGAATAGAGATGGTCAGCATCTCCTCAGAGCAGGACTCAGGATCAGGGAATCCCCCCTCTGCCTGAACCTCAATGTCCATAGTGACCAAGTTGATCTTTTTGATGTCAAACTTGATCTCTTCTTCTGGATACTTATCAGAAATGTATTGGTAGATATATCTTTCATTCCCATAAATTGGAAATCCATCTACATCATCATACTTCTTATAGAACTCCCTACAGTCCCTAACTGTCCCAGGTTGAATGGGTTCTACACTTTCACCATCAAGTGTTTTCCACTTGCTCTCTTTCTTTGATTTCACATAGAGAGTTGGTTGGTATTCTTCTTTGATAGTAAAACTTCTACCATTTTCAAAACCACGAACCAGGAAGTTGTTTCCAACCACCTGGACATTAGTGTAGAACCTCATTCCTTCACCAGACTCTCATACTTACTCTTCAGTTTACTATTAGGGTCAGCAATAGTCAAGATCTTGTCAGAGTGAATCATAAAAGTATTTTGAGTGGTAAAATCAAGCAACCAAGGACTCAATTCCAAAGAAGATTGATTAAGAACAAATGGTTCAACCAACCTACAATCAGGTTCTCCAAGTTCTGTAGAAACTTCTTCAATCTGGGTAAGAAGAATCTGATTGTTTGTCATAACAATCAACTTAAGATTTTTCATTCTCCTCTTCCTTTTCTTTATTTTTACGCATTTCATCGTGGAGACGATTGAGAGCCTTAATTGATTCAGAAGTTTCTTCCCACTCCCAGGTGTCACCAGATTTAGTCACATATTGTCTAGTTGCCATAATACCTATAACATACCATATTAATTATACCACGAAAAAAAGGGGGTGTCCACTGGATTTTGCCAGTGGAACCCCTGCGCCGACGATATTCAATTGTATTTAGAGATAATCTTTACGAGCATGGTGCTCTGGAACTACCTTTCCAAGTTTGACTGTGAGGAGTCCATCTTCAAATGTGACTTCCCTGACTTCTGTGTCGTCGGATAAAGTCCACTCTCTTTGAAAACTTCTTTGAGCCAATCCCTTGTGGATAAACGTCTTGTCCTCCGATTCGGATTTCTGTCCGGTGACATAAAGTTTTCCATACTCCGTGAAGACATTGACCTCCTCCTTTTTGAATCCTGCCAATGCAATCTCTAGAAGAGACTCCACATTATTTAATTGAATAAGGTTGTAGGGTGGATAATTTGTTACAGAATGATTCAGCACCCTATCAAAATAATCATCTAATCCAATACTGTTCTTTGTAATCTTATCCATCAAAGTGGGAAGATCAGCGACAGTATACCTTGAAAGGTTAGTCATTATGGTAGCTCCTTTAAAAGCGAGTTTGTGTTGTGTGGACCCTTACGGCATCCAATACTAATTATACAAGAATACAAAAAAAGAGGTAGGGTAAAAACCCAACCTCTTTATAGGGTGTTCCGACTTGTAGAGTGCCGCACGAATGGCACACACTATTTATTCAGTAGGTTCAGTTTTTCCCTTCTTACCAATATTATACTTTTGCTCCAAAGTCCAGTCATTCTTTTCTTTGTAAGGAAGAACCTTGATTTGATTTAGAGGAGCAATGTCCAGAATAGTGTCTTCCTTTACAACACTAATCAGACCCCAATCAACCAACAGTCTGGTAATACGATTTCTTCTTTGAACATCATTGACAGTCAGATTAGCATACTTGCCATCAAGAGCAAACAACTCTTTGAAATGGACAATATAGTATTTACCCTGCTTATGTAGAATATGGCAGGATTGATATAGCTTCTTTTCTTTACGTGATGCCACACCAATTCTAGTCAGGGTTTCACGTACTTTCAAGAAGTCATCAGGTTCATTCAATTTGATCTCAATCATTTTATCTTGAGACCAACTAACCTGAGGTTCAACAGTTTGTGTCATTTTGTACCACCAGTATCAAGTCGTTGTTTGATGAATTCGATTTGCTCATTTGATAAAACTTTCAGAGCCTGAGATGCTTTTTCATTACTATAGCCATAGTATTGTTTTACACAATCTAAGTCTGTGACTTTATCTTTGCGAATCCAGGGAGAGAATCTCTTCCTTTTTCTCAAGATATTTATATAAAACTGATATTGCATATCTTTATCTAGAAAATGATACTTGTTCATCTCATTAGCAAAAAGAATACAGTCAAGATGTCCAGACAAACATCTATTCACAATGTAAGCAGGATATTCTTTTGCAAGATGAGGTTCATCTTCTAAAATATTTACTTTGCTGAAGTTAATTGAATTCAGCCAGTCTTTCAATTCCATAATTAAAATACAGCAGTCACACTAATAACTTGTGCTCCAGGATTACGTGCCAGAGCAACTTTTCTGGCATCCTGATAATCAGTGGCAATCACTTCTTCCTTGAAGACAGTTCCTGCCTTATACAATGTTACTTGGCATTTCATAATTAAACAACAGTAACTCTTTTCTTTGCTTTTGCTCTCTCATATACTCACCCACTGATCTAAAAGTATAGGTAAGATCAAACTCAGCAGCACTCCAATTTTTGAATCTATCCCTTACCAGTTGATCAGAGTTGTAACTGACTAACTGATCAAAATCGCAAGCAGAGCAGTCAGCAGCAAACCTATCGTGATCAAATCCTTTGTGCATTGATCCTTTACGCCCATAGAGGTTATCCTTAATATCATAAGGAGGATCAAGATATACAAAAGCATTACCTTCAGCACCAAGTAGGTAATCATAGGAGTAATTAGTTATGCGCCAATTCTTAAT